TTGAGTTTTCTATCTCTGGTAATAAATTATCTCTTACAAATTCTTGTGTGCCAATAACATTACCCATAATGTTTACATTGATAGAGCCACTACCACCTGCATCACCAAAGTCTGGACTTGATAATGGAGTAATATCTACTCGTTCTCTACCACCAGGATTATCTCCAACCATAATCATTTGTTGTCCACCAGTTATAAAAGAACCACCACGAGCAAATGCTGGTGCTTGTTGTCCTGCGATAATACCTATTTGTGCTGCTCCTGCTGCTTTTGTAAATCCAATTTGCCTACCAAGTCCAACCATTTGGCTTCTTGCATTCGCTGCTAGTGCAAACTGCCCTGTTCCCATAAAGTATTTTTCTGCTGCTTTTAGTTTTGCTAACAATAAAGTTATTTCAGCTATACCAGATTGTGTAGCCATTATTACTTTAGCTATTTCATTTAATTGATTTAATCTAAATAATATTTTTTGTCTGGATTGAAACTTTTTTAAAGCATCTTTTTCCATACTTTCTCTTTCTTCTGAACTTGCATTTCTGAAAGCATCTGTATCTCTAAGTGCTTGAAGTTCAGAATTTTTTCTTGCTTCAAGATTTTGTTGTGCCATTGATAAAACTCTATTTAAGTGTTCAGAAAACATTTCTTCCCTTAATTGTAATAGTGTAGTATCTCCAACAGAGATAATTTCAGAAAACATTTTATTTAATTTTTCTGTTTCTTCTGGTGGTAAAAGTTGTTCTGGTAAAGAAAAAATTCCACCTGGTATTCTAACTTTTAAATCTCCTTTTCCTTTTTCAAGTCCTTGAGATAATTGATTTACTAAATCTAATTGCTCAAAAAAATTAGGAACATCGCCTAATATAGATTTTCTAAACTTATCTTGTGCTTCTGATAATTTATTAAATTGAGATACTTCTTCTTTTGCTGTTTTAACTCTATCTTTTGCTCTTGAAATATTTATTTCTTCTTGTTCAATTAAAGTTTTGTTAAGAAATACATTTCCTTTTTCTAATTCTTGTTTTTTTAACAATGAGTTTAACAAATCTTCTTGTGCTTTTCTTAAGTCATTTGCAGCCATTGAAGCTGTTCTATCTTCTCCAACAGCTTCTTGTGCATCTAGCAAATCTACAAGAGCATCTCCTGTTTTATCTGCTTCAGGTGCTGCTAATCCTAACTCTTTTCTTAATTCAGCAATTTTATCAATATCAGATTTATTAATTTCTTGAAGTGATTCTGCCATTTGACTGAATAAACTTGTAAGTGCTTCAACACCACCTCTAAACATACTTCCAGTAGCAACATCTCCAACTGCTGCAGAAAGTCTTGAGAACGAGTCAGCTAAATTAGAGAATAAACCAGACATTGTTTTGGATAGTTTGTCAGTAGCACCTGCTACACCAACTGAAGGGTCAGTAATAGTTTTTTCTAATGCTTTTCTAAACTCTGGTAAAGTAATTTTTGTTAAATCTTTAATGCCTTGGCTATCTCTAACTAATTGTAAAATACCTCTTTCACGAAGTATGTCTGCTGCTCCTGCACCACCTGCAAAAGCACGACCAAGTGCTGCTGCTGCTTCTGTTGCAGTAGTTCCCATAAATGCAGCTAAGTCAGAAACAGGTTTGATTAATTCTTCTGCATCGGCACCAAATGCTTTTAATGTAGCACCAGCTTCTACAATATCTTCTAAGGTAAATGGAGTCGTAGCAGCTATTTTATTAAATTTATTAAATGCCTCTGTTCCTCTATCCACAGAACCAAACATAGCATTTAATCGAACTTTAACTTTTTCAAATTGAGAAGATTTTTGTATAAATTTACCAACAGTACCAGTAACTAAGGTAAACGCAAAAGACATAAGTAATAACTTACTACGAATAGTAGCAAAAGTATTTTTTACCAATCTACCTTCGGTAGTAATTTGAAAAAAACCTTTTCTAGTTTTTTTAGTTTCGTTATTTAATTTTTCATTAGCTTTTTTTAATTTTTCTGTTGCAATAGCAGCAGTTTTAAATGCTCTTGCTAACTCTCTGTCACCAGTTGCTTGGAATTGAATTTGTACTTTTAGTTTTGTATCTGCCATTACTTGCTCTTTTTAAATTGTTCTGATTGGATATAATTTAACATTTTTTCTATAACATTGCACTTATCAATCCATTTTTTTGGGTGATTTCCGTAAGAACCTTCATAGGGAGGAACATTCATCTTTTGAGAATACGTATATCGTTTTATATCTCGTTGGTATTCTTTGCTAATAAAATGATTAGGACACGCAAAAAATGGTAGATGTGACTTGATAGTTTGATGTAACTCGAACTTCTTTTCTGATGTTGCGTTATGTTCTTCTAATTCTTCTTTTAGTAGACCAATAACATACCATATGTCGTCCATAGATGTAAAGGTGTGAATGCTGTTATTCTTTTTAAGAGGTAACTTAGCTTTATATGGAAAGGTAGAATATCTACAACCCTCACACCAATCATCTATCAATATGTTTAATTCCAGTGAGAGGGAATCTATTCCCCCAAGCTATTATAATCCTGAATAGCTAGTTGTAATTCTACTCTATCTTCAATAGACAGAGATTTGATAAACTTATCATCTGCACCATCTACACCATTTCTAATCCATAGTGTGCTTAATGCAAATTGATTTTTAATTGCTGACTCACCATCTTTTTGTACAAACTCTACAGAGTCCATACATTTATCGAATGAGTCCACAGACATTTCTACAAGGGTAGCTTTTTTGCCACTCTTGAGTGTTATTTTCTTAGACATTGATTATCCTTTATTGGTTTAAGCAGTTGTGTTAGTTGCTTTTATGCTAAAAAATTTATTAGTAGCAGTAGCATCTGCAATTGCTTTTTGTGATATACTTAAGAACATTGCCTCTTCTTCTGAAAAACTAACATCGGTCATAAGAGTATGGTCAATATCAATACCAATCTTATTTGTACCAGATGACATTTGTAAATCAATATCTACGTGACCAGTGTCATCTCCAAATGATTGTCCTTCAAATGATTCAATTAATGCTTGTGTATTTCCATCGTATTTAACAACAGAGTCACAAGTAGCAATTACTTCAGGTAATGCTCTTTGAATTACTTGATAGTTTCCAGAAGAATCAAAACCCATAAACTGAGCATCGTTCTCTAAAGTTAAACTGAATGATTTTAATACACAATCAGCAACACCTGCTACTTTAGTTGTATCAAAATCAGTTACAAAATAATTATTGTTGAAATGTGCTGTGCTTCCAAATGTTGGAGCAGAAGAAGGAGATAAGTCAGGAACCATACCAGTTTTAAATGTACCAGACATTTTAACTCTTCCTGATTCTTCGCCAATATCTCCATTAATAGTCAAAGAAGTTAAAACACAACCTTTGAATACCATTGAATATGAACTATTTACTGCGTTATCTACTGCAACAGTAAATGTCATTGAGTTATCTGAATCGGTTGTTGTGCCAATATCTATTGCACTTGGCTCATAGTTATTTAGTACTTCATATAAATCATCACCACTTGAACCTACACCAGAGGAATCTTGTGTGATGTTTTCAAGTAAAATAGGTAGAATAGTGCTATCTGCTATTCCTGAAAAACTGATTTCTTTTACGGTTACTTTGTTTGACGCAAAAGTATCGACCTGTTTTAATGTTCTTCCAGTTCCGTGTCTTACGTCTGTTACTTGTAACGGATTTAAAGCTGGAAGTTCTAGTGAGTCGATATTAATTAAATTCATTGATGAAACAACTGCTGTACCTGCAGTAGCTTCTTTTATAATCCCAAGCTGAAAATCTTTTGGGGAAACTGATGTTGCACTGATAGCCATTTTACTTTACCTCTTTTTTAACTTTTGATTTTACTTCTTCTAAATAATCTTTTGCTAATTCTGGCATTTTTGATAATTCTACTTTCTTACCAGCATTTAATTCATACCAATCTTGAGTATCTAATCCCAAGAAACTTGGTCTTCGTGGCATTAAGCCATCTTTTAGTTTATATTTTTTTGCCATAATTAACTCCTTACAATATAAAAAAGTCCATCTGAAGTTACAAAGAATTTATCACTAGAGGTAACAAATCTTACAAACTTCTCGTGTACCTCCTCATATAACACTGGAACGGTAATTCTTGAAATATACACATTATTTATTTCAGTGTCTATATTATGCTCTACTTCTGGCATTCCTGCATAAAAGTAAGGAATATCTCCACCATTAGAGTTATTAAACAATACCGTTTCTATTCTACTAACATCTTTGTACATCTCATCAAGAGCTTTTTCTCCATCTCCGTATGTTTTTACTACATAATCCATTTCTATATTATACACGTTTAAATAAGACTTTGTTCGTTTTTCTTGTAGTTCTTGAGAGGTAGGATATATACGTAATGACTTTGTTCCAATATCTTGTGGTTGATTATCAAAATATATTGGCAATGCACCTTTGAACTCTGTACGCAGTTTATCACGCAATGGATTCATTATTTTTTCATAAGTAATATTGTTATAACTGATAGCCATTATCTTACATTCCTTACTGTTATATCAAATATTGCTTTTCTAAATCCATTGAACTCTTCATCGTCTTCATAAATTATACTATTAATAACACAGCTAAATAATGGGTCTATCTCTATTAAAGAATAAAACACCTCTTCTAAACGTGATACTTGACTGAAAAAACGCTTTACAGTAACATCGTTACGTTTGTGGTCAATCATATAAAACTCAAAACTTAAATTATAAGAGTTGGGTAATAATTGATACATAGTATTTGAAGCATCTGAATTATCACCTTTTAAAATAGAAAATTGATTACCTCTGTGTTGAAAATCTCTTGAACGGAATACTGGCATTGAAGAACCAAACTCACCTCTGATTCCTCTTTGAATAGTTTCTTCTACTTGAACTTTCCAAGCATTAGTAGATGCGACTGCCATTCTTACCTCGATAGAATTGTTTGAAATCTTTACGAGTCATTTTAACAGAACGCATAGATGCATTTTCTACTTCTTCGTATGCCCCAGTTACTTCTACTTCCCACTCATCATTTTGTGTCGCAGTAGATGAATCAGATGAACCTTGGAATCTTATCTGTAGTCCACCTGCTAATTCTTGATAGTCACCATTAATAATTTCGTCTTGCAATACTAAGTTATTTTTTAATCCGTCTGTATCTTTTGCATAGACAGAATATTTAGCAGTTCCCATAGCACCACCTGTAGTTACAATAACTTTTAATCTATCATAGCTACCATAGTAATTTCCTCTAGTGTCAACAATATTAAGACTTCCAGACACAGATATTTGTCTTACAATACCTTTAGAAGCATCTCCAGTGTTTTGAAAAGTAAGTTTAGCTCTTCCACTATTTAAATCTTCAATGTGCATTGTTGCTTCTTCAAACAACGCTTCTGCTATTTCACTTGTTGGTTCTTTCCCTTTAACTAGAAAGAATGCTGCAACTAATGAAGTTAATCTTCTAATCAAATAATCGTATGTACCATCTTTCAATAAAAACTGTTCTCTTGGAAGCGTAGAATCTAATTTAGAATCTACATAGTCACTTGCGTCTTTCATTACTCTTGTTTTCAGAGTTGCAAAATCTTCTCCTGCTTCCATTAACAAATCATCAGGATTGCTACTGTCATTGTAATAATATACTGCGTCTTCGCTTTCTTCGTAATACCATTCATCGTTGGCATCTACTGCTGCTTTGGACGCTTGTGCTGAACCTAAATCTTTTCCGTCTACAAATAATTGTGTTACAAGACCAGAATCATTAGAAACATATCTACTCCCTGAGTCAATTACCCAACTGTAAATAGGTTTCTTTGTATCAAATTCATCTAAATTTGGAAAAGTATCTTTTAAATCTCTTGATGTTATATATGTAGGCATTTACTCTCCTTTGGCTCTTTTATACCACCCATACCAAAATTTTTCTTGTGTGGGGTTATCAGAAATTAACAAAGAATAAAATAAGATTCTATATGAAATAAATCTATCTGCTTCTAATTTTTTACACGCAGAAATGGTAGCTGCACCAATCATACCATCTTCTTTAATCCTAAAAGTATTTTTATTATTACACGCCTGTTGTAATATTTTTACTGCACGATACTGACCAGTGTTGACTACACAGTCAAAATATGCATAACGTAAATCTTCTGGCAATTTATGTGCTTTGGAAGGAATCCAATAATCTTTATAATAAATCTCTTTTGCTTGTTCTCTTGTAAGCTCTTTGATGTTAAGGTGAGGATAAAATCGTTTGGTTATACCATACTTTGTTTCCCCACCTAAATCATCTTTGTCATTGACATAACCACCCTCGTGTTCGAGGACTTTCTCAATGATTTCATTGAACTCCATTATGCCGACTTCTTGACTTTCTCGAATGAACGCATTCCCCCAAGACCAAGCATACCCAGAAGTATTGTCGTTAAGGTTGTCATATCGAATACTGGTAAATCCACTTGATAACCAAATGAATATAACAGAAAGACTAAGAAGGGTTGTAGTACGAAATGGTAACATAGTGCTACTCCACAAGTCCAGCCAACAAAAGGACGCCAACCTGCAACAAATAAGCTATTGCTATTGGCTTCCACTTTATTAACCTCAATTTGAGCTTTGTTAATTTCTTGTATGAGTTGTGCTTTTTCTGCTTTGTCAAGAGTAAAGTCATCGATTTTGTCTGCTACTTTATCTATGATACCTGCTACTACATTTAACTTAGGCATCTTCTTTCTCTTCTTTCAAAGAAGAATTTAATTCGGTAGAAAAATGGTTTTTAGCTGCTTGTAGTTGTTGAGCTTGAAAATTCAATCTGCTTAACTGCACATCTAAATCTCTAAGTTGATTTACCATTATTTTCTGTTCATCTTGTAGGTCGTCAAAGTTTACTTCTTTTCCGTCCTCTAATACGATTTTAAATTCATCTTGTTTTGTTTCTTTAGACATTTGTCCTCCAGTATGGTTAATAATACTGAATATAACAAATTAAGAATATCTACGCATTCTTTTTCTTGTTTTAGCTGAATACTTAGCTCGTTGCTTTCCTGCTTTTTTTGCTTTGCGTTTCTTACGAGTTTCGTATGCGTATTCTGAAGAAGTCATTGCTTTAATTAAACGTTCTGGCAAATATCGTTCTCCAGTTTTTTTTGATGGTTTCCCAGACTTGGTACGCCATTTTTGTTTTGTCCACCTGCGTAGACTTTTCTGTGATTTCTTGAGAGCCATTATCTATAACCACCACCTGCTCGTTTGTAGGCGAGTGCTAACATTTGAGCTTTTCTTGCACTCCATTGTCCAGGATTACCACCTTTATTTCCTCTTAGGATTTTATTGAATAAACGCTTTCTAAGCGTAGGTTTAGTATAATTTCCTGCTTGATTGACTCTCGATTTTCTTTTCTTTCTCACTGCCTTACCTCTTTTCTGACATCTTCAATGATAGTATCTTCATTAAATTTCATACTGATACCAGGAACAAATCGTTTTACCTCTTTACCGTTTTCTAACACAATAATAGTAGGAACAATTTTAATATTCCATTCTTTTGCTATTGTAGCACCGATTACTTTGTCCTCTATATCTATTTCTGCAACATAGCAAATGTTTGCTAATTTCTCTATTTTTACTCTATTCTGATGATTCCAAGAAGCATTCACTTGCACAACTGAGCAATTTTGCACATTTAACAACTGCACATCTTGAAAGCTATCCAATCTAACGGACTGCGAGTATAAGGGCGATTGCCATAAGAATAGTCCAAGCAACCATACCATACCATAGTAATAATTCATCTTTATACCTCATATTAATTATTATTCATTTTCAGCAGAGTGTCATTAATACTGCGAGTATCTTCTTTAATGTCATCTACTTTTTCTTCAAGTTTTTCTACTTTCTCTTCAGTATTCATAATACTATTACGAATCATTTGGTCTTTTAAATCGTATTCTGTTCTACTGACTGGTGGCTCTGGTAATTGTTTAGCTTCCTCAATGTCGGCTTGTAAATTAAACCATAAACCTATAATCATAAATATTGTAACGCCGATACTAACAGCAGTTTCAATACTTAGTGTAAATTTTGTGTTTTTGTTTAGTTCCATTGTATTTCCTTACCATTTTACTTTATTCGCCCAATATGCTGCACTCATACGCCCTTTGCGAATATTTCTAGCGTGTCGTGCCTTAAATGCCCTTCTTCTTGCTCTTTGTGCAGGTGACTTCGGACTTTTCCCTGCACCTCTAACACCCTGTTGACCAAAACGAATCAACTTAATCTTGCTTCCCACCTTCGCTAATACAGCGTGTGATTTCTTTGGGTGTCTAGGGGTACGCTTAGGTTTATTATATCCCCTAAAGCGTTCCCCTCTGTACGTAATAGCCACGATTACCCCTTAATTGCGTTTAAATCTGACAATTCAGAATCTACTTCTGCAAGTGATGATTCAAGACTTGCTTTTCTTGATTCTGCTTCTGCAATAGCTTCATCAACGCTTCTTGTTTCTACATAATCAAGAACAGTTACATCGTTGCCATCAGCATCTTTCATTACTCTCGTATGTTTGATTTCAACCATTTTTGGTTGTTCAACTGAAGATGCTTCTACTACTTTTTCTGAGATTACTTTACTCATTTTATTCGTCCTCCTCGGTATACACTAGTTTTTCACCAGTGAGTTGTTCTACTAATCTTGCAAGTTTCATCATATCGACATTTACTTTTTGCGTTGATGTCACATTGCCTTCTTCATCTTTAATATCTTTTTCTGAATAATATCCCCAAGCTCTATCTTCTGATGCTCCACCTGGAATTAAATCAAAGTTGTGTGGGGAAATAGTTGTGGTATTTCCTAACTCATCTAATACTTTTAGCTCTCCACCATCGTTAAACATAAATGCTGTGTTTGCTGCAGCACTTGGATTAGTTCCATTTTCTGAAAATTTTAAATTACCTTGAGAATCTATTCTTAGTCTTTCACTACCACTTGTATAAAATATTTGGTCTGCTACATTAGAACTTGCTCCATATAAAATGCTACCACCTGCATAAGAATCTATTGGTCCTATGTAGGTATTATTACTTGCGTTCATACCAAACATTCTTGTAAGTGTTCCACTTGCATCTCTTGAGTGTAAATATTTAGCATTGGTTGATAATATTACATTTTGATTCCAATACAAATTACCAGTACTGCTTTGTATAAATCCTGCAGTTCCTGCTATTTCTGAACCATACCAAAAAAGAGATTCATCAGATGCAATACCATTATACCAAGATTGAGTGTCATTTTGGTATCTTATTTGTGATTTATTAGCAGTAGATTTAATTCTTACAGTTGTATCTCCTGTGCTGTGAATGTGCAGTAAATCTTCAGGTGAGGTAGTTCCAATACCGACATCTCCATCAGCAGTAATAGTCATTCTTGTATTAGTATTAAATGTGTCGCTACCAGTATTAAATTCTATTCCTTTTGTATTACCACCTTGAACTACTGCATTAGCACCATCATAACCAAACATAGCCCTACTATCTGAAACTTTAATGTGTCTTGCAGTATTACCAGTTCCAATGTGTAATTCACTTGCAGGTGATGTAGTTCCTATACCGACATTTTGAGAACTATCAATTTTCATTGCTTCTACTAAATTATTTGTAAAAAATAACATTTCATCAGAAGATGTATATTTTATTTGTCCTCTACTGGCA